CCGGTACGGAAGCGAAACGTGACGAAGCAGTAGTCACGGGAACTAACCGTTTGTTGATGCTCGCTCTTTCAGCAGACGACGTTGCACAATTCGAAATTAGGCTGTCAACTGGCGGCACGCTAATTCGTTCAGATGACACAACTAGGGGCGATGTGTTTAATTACCACTCAGTGACCTTTAGATCGCAATCGTCAACGACCACCTACGAACTGTGGAATCAATTTTCAACGAATTCCGCCGTTTGTAATGTCACAGCATGGATTATCGATCTCGGACCGTCGTGATAGGTTGAATTGATGGCAAAACGTAGATACACCGGATACGACAAAATTGCAAAGCGCAAGAGGGCTGGCTTGGAAAAGCTGGTTGACATGCTTGAAGCAGAGTTCGGTTTGTGGAACAACGGCACCCGTGTAGTACGCAAAAAGCGAGGCAAGTCCACCTACAGCGTTCACGCAACGGGGCGTGCCGTCGATCTGTCTTGGCGTGGCGGTAAGTACCGTGGGTCAGGCAAGTACGAGGATGCCGTCAAACTGATGGACTTCTGCGTAAAACACGCTGACGATCTCCAGATTGAGGCCGTGTTCGATTACTACCCGAAGCCGTTTGGTCGTGGCTGGAAGTGTGACCGTGACGCATGGAGGGTGTACAGCCGTCGTGCGTTCAGTGGCACTCCCGGCGGGGACTGGGTACACATCGAGATCAGCAACAAGCATGCCGATGACGCTGATTACTACGAGCAGAAAATGGCCGAGTTGCTGAAAGGCAAGAAGCCTGCCCGCAAACCAGCTAAGAAGAATACCTCTGCGTACCCCGGTCGCTCGTTGCGTAAAGGCAGCAAAGGCGAAGCCGTCAAACTCGTGCAGGAACACATCGGTGCGTACGTTGATGGCGACTTCGGACCAAAGACCGAGAAGTCTGTGAAGGCTTGGCAGAAGAAGAACACCGATTGCTGTGGACCATCTGACGGGATCGTCGGTCCTCGCACTTGGAAGTGCATGTTTGGCTGACGGTGCGCCGTCGCCTTATTACCTGTAGCCAGATAGGTTTCGTTGGCCTATTTTTTCTGTGCCTGCTGGCACCCTTTCAAGCGTACGCAGATCCGCTGACTGTCACGGTCGGACCGGACCAGCCGTTTGTCGATTGGACTGTGACTTTCGAGGAGGGCGACACCCTCGATATCAAGGTATCGACCGGCGTGGACTGTCCTTTTGATTTTTCTGCCACCCCTGACCCGTATTTGCAGCTCTTGGACGAGTCTGGAAACGTTGATTTCCAAGACGACGACGGGGCGCATAACGATGTCGGGGATTGTTTCTCATCTCGCTTGGTAGTTGCGGAACCGCTTGGCACGTTTACGTTGCGGTTCAACACCTATCAAACTGTCGTTGCGAACGAGCCGGTTCCTGAGGGGGCATGGGTTGTTACGTTTGGCGAAGGTTCTTGGACACCTGTACCGCCGACTACCACTACATCTAGTACCACCATCACGACGACAACCTCCACCACCACAACATCTACCACCACCACCACGACAATCCCACCAACAACAACGACATGGACCTCAACGACAACAACCACAACAACAGCCGCACCGACTACGACGACTTCAACTATCCCGCCGACTACTACTACGACAAGTACGACAGTCGCTCCCACCACGACGACGACAACGACTCTGCCGCCGACAACGACAACTACAACGTCCACGACCCTGCCACCCACTACGACCACGACTTCAACTACCGTGGCCCCGACTACGACTACAACCGTTACGTCCCCACCTTTGCCGTCAACGACCACCACGACTACAACTACGACGACCACGACGACGACACTGCCGCCCACGACGACTACTTCGTCAACTTCGACTACATCGTCCACGACGACGGTTGCACCCACTACATCACTGCCACCCACAACTGTCCCCACAGCAGTTGCAAAACCCCCTCCCCCACCACCTCCACCAAACGACGCTCCCGAAGAAGAAAAAGAAGTTTTCGAGGAAGAAGTTGATATCTTCGGTGGCGACTATCCTGAGTATGTCCCAGCCGGTAGCACCGTCACTGTGGAGACTCGCCAGACCCTTGTCGCCGCAACTGCTACAATGGTGTCTGCCGTTCCTACTGTCCCAGCTCGCCGGAGGACCCGACGATGAAACATTATTTTGTCCTCGCCTGCGAGACTGCGGTCATGGTAGGTGGTTTAATGCTCGTAATCATTACGCTGTCCGGCCAGACCCAGGACTACGCGATTGGTATTTCTGTTGCTAGTGTAATCTTCTACGTCCTATCCCAAATATTCCCACCAAAGGAAGACACATGATTGCAATAGTAGCCAAGCGACTCGTCGCAACTTTTATCGCCGCAGGTGTACCTAACGTTCTTGCTGGCGCAATCGTCGATGTGGCAGTGTGGAAGTCTGCTGTTATGGCCGGGGCTATCGCTGCCCTCGGCGCAGTGCAGACTCTTGCTGTTGCTTATAAGGCTGACGGTGAACTGACCGACGAAGACGTTGAGTCAGCGTTCAAGAACTGATTTGTTATGCCGACATGGTTGGTGATTCTGCTGGCGGTCATCGCCCCTGGTGGAATTATCACTGTTGTTCTTGAAAAGTTCCGTCGTCAAAACAATCGCGACCATGCCACGAATCTGTTTCTGTTACGGAAGATTGACAAGAAAGTTGATCGGCTTGATGACCGTATTGACGACCATATGGAGTGGCACGCACACAAAAAATGATGGTGTATAATCTCATGTCCCATGATGACATCAAATGAGATCCTTGACATCCGTTCGTACATGACTAGAATCGTTCCCAGAGGCCAAGATGAAGCTAATCATCTAGCGCATCTAATAACCCGACTTGAGCGGGAGGGGAACACAAATGGGATTAGCCGAAGCACTAAAGCAGGTGCCCGACAATAAGCCGACAGGACCGTTGTGTGGTGTCGCAACGCTACGAGAAAAGCTTAGTGGCAATGACCTTGATGCTTTCAATTCTGCGATTGAACTCGTGTATAGCCAGCTTCGCGCAGTGAGATCCAAACGACAGCATGGTGCCACCGCTGTTTGGTTAGCGGAAACCTTGACTGACAACGGTCACCCGATTCACAAAGGCGTGTTGCAACGTCATATCCGTGGGGCGTGTTCTTGTGGCATTATCTGACGATCTAAAAACGCCGCCCCCACCGAAGAAAGAAGTGCTGGGCAAAATCGCTCATTTGTTGGAGCGCAACGGCATCGACATTGAAGAGGTCGGCAAAGTGACCCGTGTCAATGTATGGCAGGGTTTCTACAAAGATGACGAGGGCGAAGCGCACACGGTTGACATGGCTGGACTGTCATTCTCCCCGGCATGGGAGGAAGGACCGGACTGGGACCCTGTGTCGCAGGCACCGCCCGTCAAATGCTCTGTAAGACCGCTGAAAGGGCTTCCAAAGCCCGAAGGATGGCAGACCGCATTCATTGTGCCTGACGCACAAATCGGTTATTACAGGGACGCTGAAGGCGAGTTGATCCCGACGCATGATGAGGACGCAATCAGCCTGTGCATGTCCATGATCCGTGACCTGAACCCTGAAGTGGTGGTTTGCGTTGGTGACATGCTGGACGCTCCAGAATTTGGCAAGTACCGAACCTCGCCAGCGTTCGCTCTCACATCCCAAGCATCCATCGACCGGGCAGCTACGTTCGCTGCCGAGCTACGAGCTTGCGCGCCTGACGCAGAAATCATTTGGCTCGCTGGGAACCACGAAGAAAGGATTACCAATGCGGCACTCGACAACCTTAAGGCGGCGTTCGGCCTCAAACGTGGAAACGACACTTACGGGCTACCTGTTCTTAGCGTGCCTTTTTTGTGCCGTTTTGATGATGCCAATATTCGTTATGTTCCAGGGTATCCAGCGGGGAACTACTGGATTAACGAAAAAATCAAAGTCATTCACGGCAACCGTGTCAAATCGAATGGCTCAACGGCTCATGCGTACCTTGCGAACGAGAAATGTTCAGTCATCTACGGGCACATACACCGCAGGGAATGGGCAGAACGTTCACGCGATGATTATGACGGGGCTAAAACTGTCATGGCCGCATCCCCTGGATGCCTCGCGAAAACGAACGGAGCGGTCCCTTCGACGCGCGGCGGGATTGATCTCGACGGGCGACCTCTCAACGTCGTTGAAGACTGGCAACAAGGCGTAGGCATTGTCACGTTCGAGCCAGGTGACGGCAACTTCTTCTACGAACAGATACCCATACATGATGGGCGAGCATGGTTCCGTGGCAAGTTGTACAATGTCTGAATGGCACCTCCAAAGGTAAAAAACCCTAAAAAGTCTGCTGCGAACTACCGCAAAAACGCTTCTTCTCGAGCAAAAAAAGCCGATTACGACAAGAAGTACCACAGCAGCAGTACCCGCAAGTCGTATCGTGCCGAGCTGCAAGCTGAACGACGTAAGCGTGGCGTAGCAGGCAAGGGCGGTAAAGATATGTCGCACACTAAGTCCGGCAAAATTGTTGCTGAGAATGCCAGCAAAAATCGCGCCCGTAACAGAGGCAAAAAATAATGTTGCTCACCTGCCGTGCCTGTGGCGAGGTGTGGCCTTCAAGCTCCGGTCGTCGGTGCCGTGAATGTGATAAACATGGTGAACCGTACGATGCGGAGGACGAATGAGTGAAATCTACGACGACGAAGACGACACTTGGCCGTTAGTTGTTTGTCAGTGGAAAGACGCTCACGCAGGTGGAGGCAGTAGCTGGACTGATACTGCTACTTACAAACCTGAAGAAGTCCATGTGTTGAGCGCAGGATGGGTATGGGCAAAATGTTTAGAAGGCCACCTCACTTTAGTCAGCTCGACCATCGGTGAACCGCAAGAGCCTGAAACAGTCGGAGACATTATCCACATTCCGTGGGAAAACATTATCGCTGTGTTCTCGCTTACCATGAACGTCCCCGTAAATTGGATGACCGAAGAATTTTAGTTGCAAACTGTCACACCCCTCGTGTAGAAAGGTCACAGATCGCTACACAAAGGGGAATCAATGCGACGCAAAACCATACCGAAACCTGAACACGGCTCAATCGAGTGGTTGCGGCTACGTCAACGTGACGAAACCGGATACCCAGTGGTGTCAGCTAGCGAAGCCGCAGCTGTGCATTCCGAGCATCGTTACAAAACCAAGTATGCGTTAGCGGCAGAAAAGCTTGCTGACGAACCCGAGGTCACCGAAACAAACAGGGCTATGGAGCGAGGCAACCGGCTCGAGCCAGTAATCCTGCAATGGGTGTCAGACGAAATTGGTGAAGAAGTCTACGCACCGGAAGTCATGTACAGCGTGACCAGCGGAGGCGCATCACTTATCGCAACGCTTGACGGCATTGTCGGGGAACAGGACG